GACTCAGGCTGAGATACAAGCCAACCAAGCTAAAGCACAAGCTGACTTGCAGATGCAACAACAGCAGATGCAGATTGATATGCAGATGGCACAACAGAAGGCTGCTCTTGAAATGCAATTGATGCGTGAGAAAGAGATGGCTAAGTTGCAACTTGAGCGTGAGAAACAACAGGCTTACTTTGCATTGAAGCAACAAGAGTTTGAAGCAGAAGCACAATTGAAAGCAATGAAGATTGGTGCTGGCATTACATCCAACGTAGAGATTAGAGGTTAATCATGGCTATCTCTGATGCAATGCGCTATCGGATGAACACAGGTGGTTCTGCTGAAGACCTTTACGCAACCATCCGTGATTTTCTTGCTTCTAGTCCTGATGCTAATGCAACTCAGGCTGCTATGCGTCAGTATGGAATCTCTGGTGAAGACGTAGCCAATGCAACTGGTGGTGCTTCTGGTGGTTTGCTAAGTGGAAACATTCTGTCTGGTGCTAGTTGGAACAGTTTAAATCCTACCCTTGCTGCTGAACTAACAGAGGCTACAGGTCAGGCAACATCTAACTATGCTGTAGGCGGTGCAACAACTTCTGACACTCTTAATCAGCTAAATACTTACCTAGCAGGTGGTGGTCAGTTTGACCCTAACGCTACTGTTTTCTTGCAAACAGGCGGTGTCGATTTCCTACAAGGTGTAGATAAAGGAACTATCAAAGACAACATAAACCAGATTGTTAAGACTTTGGCTGACCAAGGTGTTAATGTTGTCCTTACTGGTTCTCCTTATGCTGCATCTATCAACGATGTGGTTACAAACAACTTTGACCCTAAAGTTGACCCATTGTTTAACGAGATTGCTAAAGAAAACAAGAATGTTGCTTTGGTAGGTACTCAGGGTGAGATTCTGCAAAACAAGAAGTTGTTAGTGGATGCTTTACACACTAATGCTGAAGGCACAGCAATCTATAATCAATCGGTTATTGACTCGTTGTCTCAGTTTAAGAATGATGTTCCATCTAGTACACCAGACGCAATTAAACAAGTACAAACATCAAATGTAGTTGCGACTACACCTGCACAGATTACACAGATAGCACAAACTGGACAAAGTATGCCTGTAATACCAACTGCTAGAGGTAGAGTTATCGAAGGCGATAACATTGAACAACAAATTGCAGGTGTTCCTCAAGTTGTTTATGAAACTAGAGTTGACCCAAACAATACAGCTAATTGGGAAACATTTAATCCTAAAACTGGCGAAGTAATTGATAGAGGTACTTTTGCAGGTGGTGGTGACCAAGGATTATTGGCTGCATCTCGTCCTGTTTTAGCCTTGGCTGCTAGTGTTCTTGGTGCGCCTTATTTGAGCAATCTAATTGCAGGTTCTACTGGTCTAACAGGCTCTGCTTTGGCAGGTGCTACAGGTGCAACCATTGCAGGTGGTTCTACTGCTCTTACTGGTGGTAGCGCAGAAGATACGTTAAGAGCCGCTTTATTGGGTGGCGGTGGTGCGTATGCAGGTAGTGCATTGAATAACTACTTAACTACAGGAACTATTGCAGACCCAAGTATTACAGAACGTGCATTTGCCACACTAGATGCTAAACAGTTGGCAGAACAAGGGTTAACTGCGACTCAAATTAGAGATACTTTGAGTTCTGGTGGCTACAACGATGCAATTATTAACAGGGCTTTAACTGCCATTACCCCTACTAATGTAGCTACTACAACACCTGTAGCTGTATCTACTCCAGTTTTAGACGGCAGTACAGTTGCTGTAACAGGCTCTACTGTTCCCTCTTTAAATAGCGTGTTAAACACAATAGCCACATTACCAAATGCAGGGACTGTTCAAGTTGCTGCACCAAGAACACCAGAGCAAGTTAACCAAGATATTATCAACTTGGCAAACAGTCAAATTCAATCTAATGTAACAACACCCACAAACTTACAGACACCAGAGCAAGTTATAACTAGTTCAGCCCCAACAACTACACAACAAGTAATTAACGCAATTACTGCTGCTATTCCAACTGTTCCTGCTGTTACTACTACTACTCCTGTTCCCCCAGAAGTACAAATTACAGCACCTAAAACACCAACAACTCCAATAATTCTTCCTCCTGTTACTCCTGTTCCTCCTGTTGTTCCTCCTGTTACTCCAGTAAAGCCTCCTACCACTCCTCCAGTAAAAGAGACTGACCCTATTAAGGTTGCTCAGTTAGCTTTAGCTGCTGCTGGTTTGCTTGGCGCAGGTAGTGCTTTGTCTAGTTCTGGAACACCAACAGGCTTTGACATTGTGCCTATTCCTGAGACTTTCTTAACACCCAAAGCACCTACTGTTGCACCATTTACACCTTTACCTCCGATTAACTTTGGAGATAGAAACTTACTTATTGGTACTCAATGGGAGAAGTTCCTAGACCCTAACTATGGCAAAGTACCAAAGCCAATACAGTATTCACAGCCATCAAACATGAGTTACAACGACTTGATGAGCATCTTGGGTAGCAAGCAAGGTATGCCATCAGCAAGTAGCCTAAGTATTAACGACATTATTTCTGGGATACAGAATCAGTATGGACAAACACCTACTCGCACAATGGGCTAAAAACCTGTTAAATGATGACTTTTTCAAAGAAGTCATAGATAACTTGAAAAAACAGCAGATTAGTGTGATAATTAACACAAGTGCAGAAGAATCTGATAGGCGTGAAGACGCTTACAGGCACATTAAGTCTATTGAACTGATTACAGGACACCTAGAAGGTTTAGCCTCGGAGACTGTGATTAGAGAGAAGAAGTGGAAAATCCTGTAGCATTTAGGCTACACCTCCGTCCAGAAGGTTTCTGGCGATTATTGAGATGACAAATGGAAAACACCAACCCTCAAGGGAGTGAAAGCCTAGATGTAAACCAAGCCGCTTCAGCGTTTGAAAGCATGATGGGTGATTCTGAGGAAGCTGACAACAGCCAAGCCGAAGGTCAACCAGAGGAAATTCAAGAGACTGATGAAGTTGAGTATTCAGAGGAATCTGATGAGCCAAAGCCTAGATATAAAGTCAAGGCATCTGGTGAGGAAGTTGAGGTAGAACTTGATGAACTTATCAAAGGTTATCAACAAGGTACGGACTACACTAAAAAGTCTCAGGCTCTAGCTGAACAACGTAAGGCAATTGAAGCTGAACGTGGTCACTTAGAGTATGTTAAACAAGAGCGACAGGCATACGCCCAGAAGTTGCAAGCGTTGGATAGCTTCCTTACGCAGCAACATCAGGGTGTGGACTTAGAAGTTTTAAAGGAAACAGACCCTATCGGTTATGCGGTAGCGGTAGCTGAACAGAGCCAGCGTGAGAAGCAGTTAGCAGTAGTCAGGAATGAACAGCAACGAATTGCCCAACAGCAACAATCCGAGCAACAAGCCTCTCTGCAAAACCATCTCCGTCAAGAATCTGAGAAGCTAGTTAGTCTGATTCCTGAGTTAGCGACACCACAGGGTGATGCGGTACGGAAACAAATCCGTGACTATGCGAAATCTGTAGGTTGGACTGACCAAGAACTTAGTTCCGTGTATGACAGTCGTGCTGTGAATACCTTGTATAAGGCAATGAAGTATGAGCAACTTCAAAAGAGCAAACCAGAGTTGAATAAAAAACTCATGGCTGCCCCTAAGATGATGCGTTCTGGTACTTCAGTTCCCCAAGCTAGGTCTTCACAAGACAAACAGGCGATGCAAAGGTTGCGTGAGACAGGAAAAGTCTCAGACGCTGCTAGAGCATTTGAACGATTTTTATAAATTTTGGAGTAAATTATGGCTACCTATCAAACATATACCGCAATCGGTATGAGAGAAGACCTTTCGGATGTTATCTACTCGATTTCACCAACAGATGTTCCATTTATGTCTTCCATTGGCAAGACTAAAGCTACTGCTGTTTTGCATGAGTGGCAGACCGATTCGTTAGCGGCCGCATCTTTATCAAATTTCACCGTTGAAGGGGCCACGGCATCTGATGCCACTATGTCTCCTACGACTCGTGTAGGCAACCGCCTTCAGATTGCACAGAAGACTATCAAGATTTCTGGCACTTTGCAGTCTGTTGATAAAGCAGGCCGCAAATCAGAAAAAGCCTATCAACTTGCGAAAGCATCGGCCGAAATTAAGCGGGACATGGAAACTTCATTGTTGAGCAATCAAATTGCTACAGATGGTAGTTCTTCTTCTGCTCGTAAATTGGGTGGTCTGCAAGCATGGTTGGCTTCCAACTATGATGGTGGTACTTCTGGCGTTGCTGGTGCTTCTGGTACTACTGCTCGTACAGATGGTACAAACCGCACTTTCACAGAAACAATTTTGCAAACTGTTGTGAAAGAAGTGTACGCCTCTGGTGGCAATCCTAAAGTGTTGATGGTCAACCCTGCTCACAAGCAGTTGGTGTCTGCCTTCACAGGTATTGCTGCACAGCGTTTCATGGCTCCTTCCAATACGCCTACTACTATCATTTCGGCGGCCGATGTGTACCTGTCAGATTTTGGTGCAATTTCAATTGTTCCGAACAGATTTATGACATCTACCAACTCATGTGGCGAGACAGCATTTATCGTTGACCCTGACATGGCTGCTGTAGCTTATTTGCGTCCTTTCCAGACCAACGAGTTGGCTATTACTGGTGACAACGAAAGCACACAGTTGTTGGCTGAGTACACATTGGAAGTTCGTAACGAAGCTGCTCACGGCATTTTGGCTGACTTGACACCTTAATCTAAGGTAACTCCGAAAAATGCCTCAGACTTAAACCTCTGGGGCATTTTCTTTTCTATTCAAACTGATAGAATTAGGCTATGCAAAATCCTAACAATTTTAGACAAACTGCTGTCCATGCTGATGGTGAGGGCGGTATCGTTATTCAGACTCGTCAAGATGTTTCTGACATTGTTGAGCAGAACAAAAAAGAATATAACTCGTATGACGAGAGAGCAAGATGGTCAGACCAATTGTTTGGTAACAAGGTTGCGTCTATTCCAATGACAGTCATTGATGACTTGAATAAAGCTGGAATTATGCGTGGCTTTGCTGTTCTGGATGACAAGCGTTTTGCTGCTTGGTTAAATGACCCAATGAATCGTGCATGGCGCACTAGGACAGGAGTTGTATGAGTTTTGCTACCTACTCTGATTTACAGACTTCAATAGCTAATTATTTGGCTAGGTCTGACCTGACAAGCATTATTCCAGACTTCATTACTTTGGCTGAGAATCGTTTGCGTAGAGAACTGCGTATTCGTCAAATGCTCAAGTCTGTAACGACTGCGACTGTAGCAAACGATGCTACTGTAGAACTACCTAGCGACTTCTTAGAGATTCGTGACTTTGTTGTGATGACTAACCCAATTCAACCATTGAGTTACTCTAGCCCATCATCGTTATCCAATGACCCAAGAACATCAGAAGTTGGTGTTCCTAAGAGTTACACAATCTTAGCAAGTGAGTTTCAAGTAGCCCCTGCACCTGATGGTGTATATACGCTTAAATTGTTGTACTACGCTGCGCCAGCGTATCTGTCTTCTAATAACACAACAAACGTATTTCTGACTACAGCACCTGATGGCTTGCTGTATGGTGCATTGGTTGAGGCAGAGCCTTATCTAATGAATGATGCTCGTATCAATACATGGGGTTCTATGTACGACAGAGCAATCTCCTCACTCATCAAGTCTGACGAAGAAGGTCAATACTCTGGTGTTCCGTTAGCAATGAAATTAACTGCAAGGTGAAAATATGGCTGAAATGTCCAACTACTTAGAAAATGCTCTTATCAATGTTACGTTGAGGGCAACTAGCTACACAGCACCTACGACTGTGTACTTAGCACTTTATACAACTGACCCAACTGACGCTGATACTGGAACTGAGTGTTCTGGTACATCGTATGTTCGTCAGTCTATTACTTTTGGTGCGCCTTCCGATGGTGCTTCTACCAACTCTGCTGCTATTGAGTTTCCTCAAGCTGGCGGTGCATGGGGAACAATCACACACATTGGAATCCGTGATGCTTCTACAGCAGGTAACTTGCTGTATCACTCACCACTAGACGCTTCTAAGACGATTGCAACTGGTGATGTGTTCCGCATTGCCTCTGGTTCATTGAGCGTCACTCTGGCGTGAGATGGCTGACTTACTGCCTCCGTGGACAATTGACTCGCTAGACAATTTAAAGTCTAGCATTGATGACTTAACACTCACACTCGATAGTCCACTCTACACAACCTCAGTAACCCTATGGGATGCCTATGGGTCTGTAACTGCGTCTGCAAGCGTTGTAGCCGATGCTATAAGGGTTCAGAGTGGTAGTGGGGCGGTAGATGGTACAGCGACTGTTACGGCAGATGCAGTAAGGGTTCAATTAGCTAGTGCAAGCATTACGGCTAATGCTAGTGCGTCTTGTGATGCGACTAGGGTGCAGTTTGCCTCTGGTGCTATTGATGGCAATGCTACTGTCAGCGCAGACGCTACTCGTGTCCAGTTTGCTAGTGGTAGCATAACTGGTAATGCTGATGTAACTGCTGTTGGCGGTATCGTTAAGGATGGAGTAGCCTCCGTTACTTGCGTAGCTACAGTTGTCGCAAATGGCGGTATTGTCGCAGAAGGTGTCGCAAGTATTACTGGTAGTGCAACAGTAAGCGCAGTAGGTATCCGTGAGCAAAATGCTTCTGCTAGTGTCGATGCTACCGCAACAATAACGGCTCAAGCAATTTTAGTTAGAGACTCTGTAGCAAGCGTTACGGCTAATGCTAATGTTGTCGCTAGTGCGTCTGCAATATATGCAGGGGTAGCCTCGGTATCAGGTCTAGCAACGATTGTGGCTAAAGGCGTTATTCTTGGTGATAACTGGACTCCAGTACCAGCAGACGCAAACACTTGGACACCAGTTTCTACAGATAGCAATACATGGACTGCTGTTTCTGCTGACACAAACACATGGACTCCAGTTGCTGCTAACGACAACGATTGGACAACTCAGGCTCAAGGAAGTAATACATGGCTACGACAAAATTAACCTTTGGTGAGTGGATGCCTGACCAACCTAGCGTGTCTGGTGCGTTAACTGACGCTAAGAACGTGGTTTCTCAGGCTATTGGTTATGGCCCATTCCCTGCGCCTGTGACGTTTTCAACAAGTAACGCTGCTGAAGACTTAACTTCTCTTTATGCTGCCAAAAAGCCTAATGGTGATACTGAACTATTCGCTGCTGGCTCAACCAGAATTTACACAGTAACTGGTGTGGGTGCTATCACGCAAGTCAAGTCAGGTATGACTACAGGCACAGACGATAGAGTTAGGTTCACTCAGTTTGGTAAGACTGTCATAAGCACAAATAACGCACAAGTCTTGCAAGCATGGACTCTTGGAACTTCTACATCGTTTGCCAACTTGTCAGCTAGTGCGCCTATTGCTAAGTTCATTACTGTCGTGCGTGATTTTGTCGTGTGTGCAAATCTGTTAGAAACGACACAACAACAGTATCGTGTACGCTGGTCAGCATTAAACGATGAGACAGATTGGGTTGAGGATGTAAACACTCAGTCTGATTATCAGGACATTCCTGATGGTGGACAGATTGTAGGAATTCGTGGTGGTGAGTTTGGTCTTGTCTTTTTGGAAAGAGCAATTCACCGAATGAGTTATGTTGGTACTCCGTTTATTTTCCAGTTTGACAATATCTCTCGTGGTAAAGGGTGTATGGCATCTGGCTCTATTGCTCAGTACCAAGGTGTTACTTTCTTCTTGTCTGACGATGGTTTTTATATGTGTGACGGACAGAACGTCACAGCGATTGGTGCAGAAAAGATAGATAGATTTTTCTTACAAGACGCTTCTGAATCTGATTTCAAAACAATGTCTGCTGCTGTTGACCCAATCCGCAAACTTGTAATCTGGAATTACAAAACTGTTAACGGAAACAGAAGCGTACTGATTTATAACTTTAAGACCCAGAAGTGGACTTATGGGGATGCAGGGACAGACTTCTTGTCTGAAGCCTCTACCTCGTCTGTAACGCTTGAGCAGTTGGACAGTCTTTCTGCCTCCATTGATGCCTTAACCACAAGTTTAGACTCACAGTTGTTTATTGGTGGTAAGTATTTCTTAGGTGGTACTTTAGCCACTCGTGTGATGAGTTTTACAGGTGCTAACCAAACAGCCGTAATTTCTACGGGTGACTTGGACATTGGTGCTAACTCAGTAGTAACCCTAGCTAGACCTATTGTTGACAATGGCTCTGCAACTGTGGCTATTGCTTCTCGTACATTGCTAAACCAAGGTGTGAATTTTACTACTGCGGTAGCGGCTAGTTCAGAGAATAGAGTACCACTCAGAAGCGCAGGTAGGTATCACAGGCTAAAGGTTACTCCTACTGGTGATAACTGGAATAACGCTATCTCCGTAGATGTGGATGTTACGCCACAAGGGGTTCGCTGATGTTTAGAAGCCTACCTGCATTTGGTGGTGACCAGAGGGCTGTGGCTGAAGTAGTCCGTGGCATCATGGACGGAAAGACCAATAACACAGGGACTTTGACTCTGGCAACTGGTGGGGCTTTAACTACCACTTTGACAGACCGAAGGATAGGCCCAGACAGCGTAATTGTCTTTGTCCCTGCTTCTGCTGCTGCTTTTGCTGATTCTGCACCTTATGGGGCTTTTCAAGACGGAACAGACCAGACTGCTGCTAGTACGACTGTTGCTTATCCTATTACCTTTGATACAACCGACTTCTCTAATGGAATTACGTTATCAAATAGTTCTAGGTTAAATGTAAAAAACGCAGGACTCTACAACTTACAGTTTTCCATTCAGTTTAAGAACACCACAAACGATGGTCAAGATGTGGATGTTTGGTTTCGTAAGAATGGAACAAATATCGCAAACTCAAACAGTAGATTTCACCCTCCTCCAAGAAAAAGTGCTGGTGACCCAAGTCATATCATTGCTGCATTAAATTTCTTTATTGATATGGCTGCTAATGATTATGTTGAGATTGTGTGGAGAACTGAAAATACTGGTGTAAGTATTGAGCATTTTGGGACAAGCACAAGCCCGACAAGACCTGCTGTGCCATCAGTCATAGCTACTATGAATTTAGTAGGCGATGGTGCTACTTTTAATGGTATTTACGCTAGTTCCCAAGGACAGGGAACGGCTACGATTACCCATTTTGCCAATTCGACTGCAAATAAGACATATCGGTATGCAATTATTGGTTGATTTTAATAATTTATGTATAATGTATTCCGTGGATGACCCATCTCGGAATCCGAAACTCTAGGAGTAAAGATGGCTACTACCACTACGTCACAAATTGACCCAACAATCCAACCTTATCTAGGTTATGGATTACAGCAAGCACAGCAGTTGTATCAGGGCGGTGGGCCTCAATATTATGGTGGCCCAACCTTTGTTGCCCCATCCACTACCACTCAAACAGGATTACAGGCTTTAGAGGCTCGTGCTTCTTTGGGTAACCCACTACTTCAGTCTGCACAGAATCAGTTGCAGAACACAGTTTCTGGTGGCTTCTTGGGTGGTAATCCATTCTTTCAAGGTGCGTTCCAACCTGCTGCTCGTGCTGCTGAGACTCAGTTTAAAACAACTCTAGGTGATATTGCATCTAAGTCAAGCCTAGCAGGGCGTTATGGCTCTGGTGCTATGGGTTCTTTGCAAGACAGGGCTACTGGTGCATTTGGTCAACAGTTGGCTAATACGGCTGGACAGTTGGCTTACCAGAACTATGCTGATGAGCGTCAGCGTCAACAACAAGCTACGATGGCTGCGCCTCAAATGGCTCAAGCTGACTATCAAGACATTCAGAATATGTTGCAAGCAGGTCAACTGCGTGAGGGTTACCAAGGTCAGCAAATGCAAGGTGACATTGCTAAGTTTAACTTCTTGCAAAACCAACCACAGCAGAATTTGCAGAACTATCTATCGTTGGTATATGGCAACCCATTAGGACGAGTAGCTTCTTCTACAACTAGCGGAACACAAGACACATCTATGTTGCAAAATGTTTTGGGTCTAGCTGCTGTTGGTGGTGGCTTGTATAAGAATCTAGGTGGTCAACAAGGCATTAGCAACTTGTGGAATAGCGGTGCTAATTGGTTGAGTGGTGCGCCTAACATGGGTACTATTGATGCTAGTTACCCTGCTCTTGGCACTAACTGGTGGGATTAAATATGGCTGGACTATTAGACATTTTTGGTACAGGCGGTGCAGACACAATGGGTCTGTTGGGTATGTCTCCAGAGGACATTGCTCGTAATCGTGACGATGCACAAGCACAAGCCTTGTATGCCCTAGCAGGGCGTTTATTCCAAGGTGGAAATACTGGTCAGTCTATTGCTGAAGGTTTGCAACTTGGTCAGCAAGCCTACAAAGGCGGTATGAAAGATGTAATGCAAGAGCGATTACAAACATATCAACTGCAAGAATTGATGAAGAAGAAGAAGCTAGAAGAACAAGTGAAGCAACTTGCGCCATTTACATTAAAAGAGCAGGTTACCAGAGAGGCAATGCCAGCACAGGCTGCACTTTATGGGAAGCCAACAGATTACCCACTTATGGATGATGAGGGTAATGTTATGCCAGAAGCAAGCATTATCCCTGCTAGACCTGCTGAAACTGCTCTTATTCCAAACCAAGCAGTCATTGGTAAATTGCAAGAAATGTTGCCATTCAAGGATTTTGAGAACTTGATGCAAGGCATTGAGCGTAGGCAGAAACTTGGTCAACCTGATTACATGACTGTTGACAAAACAATTTTCAAGAAAACTCCGTCAGGTCTTGAGCAAGTTTACAAGGGTAACGACTATGTTACTGTTGATGGTGCTATCTATCTAAAA